ACCTCCTCCGCGAAGGCTGCCATCACTCCCTTGAGGTTATCCGAGCTTATCCCCATTTCAGCCAGCTTGCCAATGATGGTGTCTACCGATTGATGCGTGACCTGCTGCCACTTCTCAATCACAGTAGTAGTGGTGACCCCGAACTCCTCAAACTTATCTAGCACCGGATCCAGATCATCTCGAATTCTATTATATGAATCGAGGATCCTTTGACTAGCTTTCTCCTCAGCAAGAGCATTCCTATCCGCTAGAGCTATCCTGTCGGCGCTAGCTTGTCGGAGATCACCCATGATTCTTTCTATCGAAGTTCTGTTATTATTGACTCTCTCCTTGTTACCCTGAGCCAGCCGAGCAGATAATTGCTTCTGACGCTCCGATTGTTCTTCAACCGAGTTATTTACTGCTTCAGTTAGATCTCCATAGGAATCAATGACCTCCTCATTACTTTTAGTAATCACCTCCCCAACCTTCTCAGAGGCCTCACCCATCTTCTCTATCGTATCAGTGGCGATATCGATTTTAGGGATGCCCTCATTAATTTTATCAATGGCCTTCTGCATCGCATCCCCGAACTTATTTGGGCCAGGGATGGCGTCGAGGACGGCCTTGGCGGCTTTGAGCATGCCTGCGAGGGCCTTCCGATGGACGATGGTCATCTTGTTAAAGAGGTCAATAATGAAGTTGACCGCTGACTCAGTTGCCTTCTTTATTCCATTCCAGACAGTGTCCCAGTTCTTCCAGAGGAGGATTATTCCAGCCACGAGAGCCGCAATAGCCACAACCACGAGACCGATTGGCCCAGTAGCGAGGGCCAGGGCACCACCGAGAGCAGTCACACCGGCTATGATTGCAGGAAGGAGCAAGATTAGAGGCCCCAGTACGGCCATCACAGCCCCGATAGCTACAGCGACTATACCTAGAACTTTAGTCAGTTTAGGATGAGCCTGCGTCCACTCAATTACCTTTCGAGAGATCTTCTCGATTATGACCGCTCCCTTCTGCATGATAGGGATAAGGGCATCCCCCAGGATCTGGAGGACATCACCCATTCGATTCTTCATTTGAGTGAATGGATCAGCAGCTGCCTCAGCAGCACCTCCGAATTGCTTAGTGAGGGCAGCCATAATCTCAGTTTGAGTAGCCCCCTTCGCTAATACAATCCCATATCTAGAGAGGCTAGATGTCTCCCCCGCGATCGCTTTACCGACAAGGAGAGAGGCTGACTTTAGATCTATCCCAGCCCCTGCCGCCACATCAGTAGTAACGGCAAGAGCATCTAATACCCCATCCCATTTACCCCCTATAGTAACCAACTTCTGCAAGGCATCCCGTTGCTCCTCATCTCCGAAGTTAGTCTTGCGCTGTTGGGATTCTATAAGAGATTCAATCTTATCCTTCTGACTATCATAGGATTGCCCGATATTCTTCAGGGACTGATCGAGCCTCTTTATACCAATAATCTGCTCCTGAGAGGACTTAACAGCCAGTCCACCAATAGCAAGTATAGATGCTCCCGCTACGGTGAAGGCCTTACCCACACCTGCGGCCTTCTTGGCGAACGCGTCTACACCTCTCCCAGCGGAGGCCATAGCTGCGGCAGATCGATCAACCGCCGTTAGAACCATTTGGAGTTTTAGATCAGCCACCTAGTCCAGGCCCTCCAAGGACATCATCCTCCTCTTCCGAGGGCTCACCTCTGGCCTCATTCTCAGCACTAAGGAGAATGGAGATATTAGTCACTACCTCATCTGGGGTATCCATGTAATCGGGATAACTCCATCCCGTTCTAAGAAGAAAAGCCGCCTCAGACATAACTATAGTCAGAGGAGCGCTCTCCAGTATAGACGCTAGGGAGTCTTCGAATCTTTTTTTGCTTCTGCTTCGCTGAGGGGTACATAGAGCTCCTGCATACGAACGAGGACTACTTCCGTCTGTGGATCCGGCAGAGTATCCAGAAAGTCTACTGAAACGGCTGAGTCCCACGACCAGGCAACCGTTCCATGTATTAGGTAGGCATCGTCATCTGCGTCAACATCGAAGGACTCCAGATCCTGAAACATCCGCCTCTTCAGGGCCTCTTTATCTTCGAAGTCGATATCCTCATTTGGATCAATCTTGGGTAGATTCTTCATGGCGGACTTCCTTATGGCCTTCCGCATACCTCGTGTCACCAGAGTCCGTATAGTCCACCATGACCCATCAGAGAATCTAAACGTCTCCTCATCACTGGGCTCATTCACCTCAATAGTAAAATCTTCGGGCTGGGTTAACATGACTAGGCACCTCTATCTGTTTGGTTTAAGTGAATATGGATAAGCGGAGAAAGCTCGCTCTCTATCGAATTCGGCTTCTAGATCCGTTCCGCATTGAGGACAATACTTCACTGCAATCCCCTGGCTACGCCAGCCTGATCCACTGCGGAAGGCCGGTTGCCACCGAGGCCCCGTCCCAGATGGACATACATGCCGTATCTCCTGGTTGACTGTAATCGGCATTACGTACTCCGTGGATTAGACTGTGCCTACTGTGACCGTCCCATCGACAACGAATCGGGCCTCGTAGCCCACTCTCTCTCGAATAGCCGCAGACGGCCTATAGGATAGGCACAGGGATTCCCCATTGAACTTACGCCTGCCCGAGGCAGTGCCGAAGGGATAGAACTCCCAGGATCCCAGCGTACCAACCAGAGTGGCGAACACCGGATCCGATCCATCTGTCTGGTCATCAACGAAGCCAGCTAGGGTGTATTCCCCGCTCTGTTCGATCCCCGCAATGAATCGCTCCCCAGTATCATTAAAGCTGGTGACGTCGATCTGAGCCACTTCCTTACCTGGGGGATTGCTCACTGAATCGATATACTGAGTCATGTTCTTGAGCGTCCCCAGGTTATTATCCTGCTTCCACTCGGTGTTTCCGTTGACGATGTACTTGGCCATCGTTATACCTCCTTGATCGCTCCCTTATCTAGAAGGCGAGCTATGTTTAGTCGCTGTCCACCTGGGCACGTCACATCCGATAAGCTAAACTCTTCATCCTTTCCATATCCTCTCCAGTACTTCTTAAGAGGGATCCCCTTTTTATCAACGGGTTCGAAGGATATCCCATCACATATGACTCTGTATCTCTTATCCTCTTTTGAAGATGATGGCATAAATCGCCGTCCCCGCTGTAGTACTGGAATACGCTGCTCGATAGTAGCGATCCAGGGTTCCTGATGTGGACACCTTAGCCGCTGTCGGAGCAGTAGCCAGGAATGTCGTGAATACAGCCCATGTTGTACCGTCCGAGCTATCCTCAACTCGAAGGGTTCCGCTCCCCGTGGCCAGGTTCCCCGCCATGCTGAACATGTGGGCATACATGGTTCCACCCGCCGTGGACAGCGCTCCGGCGTCCAGGGTGCCGAAGTTAGCGGCTGCGGTTCCTGTGGTCTTGGGAGCCATCAGCTCGCTTCGATCCCAGGCCTGATCCGGCCTTGTGATGGTCTCCTGACGCACCATGTCCCTAATGTTTATGGGATTCCTGGCAGCATACATTTGTCCAGTGGATCCGTAGGATACTGATCCGGTATTACTTCCAATGACGACACTGATAACTCGATTACCGCTCCCGAGGTGCGTTCCAACAGCGTCGTTCATAGAGTCGCTGTCTTCCAGGAGCCCTGCCCACTCAAATCCATCTGCACGGACTCCCCCCACCATCCGCTCACCTGAGTCCTGGAAGGTGGTGGAGTCTATTCCAGGCGCAGCTAGCTCGATAGAGAAGCTTGTAGTGGCCGGAGTTAGATCATACTTATCGAAGTAGACCTTAACGTCCCTAAACAGGAATTTAGCCATTTCTTCTCCATTTAGTCTCGATTGCGCTGATCATTGATCTCAGATGCATATCTATCTTGGGAGAGGCCGTGTCCATTGCCCTGGTTAGCGTCTTATATCCCTCCCTCCCCTGCTGGAAGATACGCCTTGCTATTGAGAAGGCCGCTCCTCTGGGATTAGTGAATCCCTTTCGTCTGGCCCACTTCTCAATCGGCTCTACGGGAGGTCTCTTCCCTGGACGCTGACCGAACTCCAGAGTGGGTGCGTATTCCAGATTAGATCCCACCACGGCCTGGGTAGGTGCCACATCCGTAGTGATGGATCCCCTGTATCGGCCAGTATCGACAGGAGCGTCCTCCTTGGCTATCGCCTCCACCTCGAACACGCTACTACTGAGGAAGTCCTTGAGAGGGCCTCCGATGAACTTCTTATTCTTCATCTGCCGCTGGACGTCCTTGAGCTCATCGTCAGACAGGTCGAACTTTATTGGAGATACTGGCATCAGCCTACCGTCTTAATGACCCAGATGATGAGATCGAATCCGAAGTAGTTGCCTCCACCTAGGGACTTACGTCCGATCCCCTC